ATCTTGTCAGGGTGCTGTATTTCAATACCACATTCCTTGTAAGCAGCTGTAAACTTTGCAACATCAATACTTTTGCCATCGTGAAGGTAGACTAAATCATCAGCACATGTCATAAAGTAACCACCATGGAAAGGGTTTGTTCCCTCAGGTAGAGATTTTAAAAGAGCGTAAGTGCAAATAATCATGTGGCAGACACTACCGAGGAGAGCAGTATGATACATACCACTAGGAATTGTTCCTACTAGTTGTGCGAGAGTTTCATCGAACTGGACAATGGGGTAACCAATAACTTTAAAGAGAGTGGTGTACCATGTCTCTGCTTCTGGATCAGCGTGCATCTTGGACAGGACACGTAAGGACCTAGCAATGAAGGCAGGAAGAACACTCTTATCCCATCTCTTGACATCAATGTCAAGGTGGTGAGTAAATAATAGGTGTTTTAAGTATTCATTGAAGTGCAGCAGAGGGTCCTTACCTATAAATATAGGTCCTGATTTGCTGCAAACAGAAGAAGCGATATGTCCAGACATCTTCCTTTCAATGAGGATGAGTTCAGTTCCAGCGTTGTTGAACAAGCGCATCTTCCCTTTCTTTGCCTTTTCAATTGCAAGACACTCACTTTTCAGTTCAGCTTTAAAAAGGTATACGGGAGGTTGACCTTTCTTGAACATTTCGACGTCATGCTTGAATCTTGCGCGAACGGCGTTTCCTTTTTCATTATCACGAAAGTGATATGTTTCTTTAAACTCTATAGCATCTCTCATCATCATGACTTTGTGAGCTTTCTCACAAATGATACCAGCACCTGTATCTAAAGTAACAGGGCTAATGCCATCAATACCATTCAGTACTTCATGTTGGTTTAGCATACGATGGTCCTTCCCATAGTATGCCTGCATCATGGTTGTAACAAGTTGTTCAGCATGTTCAAGAACAGAAACATCAGCGTGGAATTCAGACGTGCACGAAGCCATTTGTGTAGTCAATACACAATACTGGCCTTTCCTGTTCTTGTGGATATCTGAGAAGTCAACTATATGTTTCAAGCCTGAAGACACAGGTATCTTCTCAACAGGGAGTTTCTCAAGGATATGGTTACTGAAAGGAGTCTTGCTGTACATGCTATTCTTCCGAGGGAATATAGTCCGTGGACCTTTCCCCAGGGGAGCACATCTGTTCTCAGGGAGAATGACATTGCCTTCCTCAGGCCTAATAGTATTGAGGTATGTTGTTACATCGTCAGTAGCATAGTAATGCCCAAAAGGCATACGCATAGATGTGACGTTCTTTTCACCTGCTTGGAATGTTCTTGACTCATAGTCAGCTAGGATATCAATTATATTTTCTTTAATCAAAGCAGCAGCATACGCAGTTGAGGTATGGTGTGAATATGAAATGTGATAGCCAACAAGGCATTGTGCTTTTCCATTCATAGCAATATATGGATTTCCACAGTCGCCAACTTCAGGGTGTAGACCTCCAGTAGCCATGGAGACAGAGCTTAGGGAAAGGAGATTCTGGCTTACTTTTTGGTTTGTGGAGTCAAAGTAGTGAGAGTGACACTCCTGAACGAAGCGCAGAGAACCACTAATAGAGTCATACCCATGATCATCATATATGACAATCATTCCTGAGGCAACTTTATCAATCTCAGAAGCAGGCAGCATGTATTTAGTGACATCTCTCCTCGGAGGAAAGCGCTTATCGACAACTTTGGAGATTGCGATATCAGCATTGGGATCTCCATACACTGGGAGTAGATCCCAGTACTTGCCATCAGCAAAAACAGTCATTCCTGTGTCTTCGTGAGCATGCCATGGGTATATGACATACTTTGTACGCAAGAACATTGCCTTTGTCTGATAGAGTCCAGAAACTTTACACATGTTTTCCTTAATAGACTTGAGGACTGTATGATAGTGGTCTTGTTTCCCTTGAAGTTCCCAGTCATCGCCTGGAGCTTCCCAATTTTCTTCCCATTTGTCAGAGAAGCTAAGTGGCACGCCTGCATCAAGTAGCGGGGGAGCATACTTGTTTGGATTTGTTTTTGCCCTACTTTTCCATACAGCAGATCGCACAGTTCCATTCTTACTGGACCTCCACGCTGGATCGTTTTCAGCCATCTCAGTTGGTGATTGATTCTCAGCAAGAGGACATTTCACATCTCGTTGCGCGAGATTATTAAATGTTTCATCTTGCCAAACTTGTGTTTGCTGGCATAGCCTATGAGTAGACAACAGTTCTCCCTCATGTGTGAGAGCGTACTTAGTCCGACAGTTAGGACAGTACTTATAGTCTGAAGTAAGAAAACACCTACGCTGCTCCTTTGTGAAAGAATGCAAATAAGAGCACGCAGGGCATCTCCATTCAGTCTTGCCAGTAACACAAGTTTTGAGACTGTTGTAAACTGCTGTAAGACCTTTCCATCCAACCCATAGAGCGCAAAGAACACCAGCAACGAGAAATATAGGATGATTTTTCCACAATTGCTTTAGGGTTTTCTTTGCTGCAATCCATATTCCTGAATACCATGAGACTTGAATAGTCTCAAGATGTTGAGTCACATAGGCAGACATATAGGGTTGACCTAAAATGTAATCTGATTGCAGCAACAATAAGTCTTGCCTTGGAACAGGTAGATGCAGCAATGTAGGAGAGTATATAAATCCTTGGCACATAGCTTCAACATACTCCTTCTTAGGGATAGTGATTTCACCGGTTGGTTCTGCATTAGCGCTGAAAACAACTGTCAGAGCATCACCATCATCTCTGTAGAGAGCATTCTCTTTGCAGCGGCCTCGCTTGAAGAGATGCTGGTCTCTATTCCAATAGATGGAATCTCCAATGCTAAGCAGCATGGTGGAGTCAGAATCAACTTGCCTATAGGTAGCAAAAATAGACTCAACTGCAAAATCTTGTTCATCTTCCTTGACACTGGGATGAAGTTTCCAGAAGTCAACGACTATTTCGTTCTTTTGTTTCAACTTATCAGCTAACTCAGCTTTGACGAAGAGGTAGTCAGTGTCTTTTCGATTCCTAGTGTGGGTAAGGTTGTCCCACATGGTTTTTCCAGATGTTAGCATATCCTTCAACGAAGCCCATGACTTTGCAGAAATGCAAATGTCAGGATCTGTAGGCATGTCAACACCTTCGTCAGATCCCCAAATGTACAGTAGTTCATGTTCTCTCCAGTGCTTAATGGCATCACCAAGTTTGATGAGAAACCTGTCCTTAGACAGGACCTCTCCATCAACTTTGACGAAGCCAGGTCGTTCAATCTCTGCTTCAAGAAATGTACCAACAGAGGGGAATGTAGTTTCTTTATCATTGTCCTTAAGTAGGACAACGCCACGAAGACCAAGACGTCGCTTGACACCTTCAACTGTGATCTGATCAACGACACGCGCTGCAGGAGTACCGCACCACCATGATCCAACTTTTTCTCTTACTGAAAGCTGTTTATCCCTTACCACAAGGTTTGATGTAAGGAATATAACAGAAGGTTGTGATAACTGGTTGTAGAAATTAAGGTACTCATCTTGGTTCGCAATAAGCTGATCATCTATCCAATAGGCAAAAGCTTGACGCCACGTATTTCTATCCTTGAGATCTATCTTGTGGATCCTAGTATGTGCAAGCCGTGGAAACAAATGCTCTATGGCATTCATGAAACAGGTCTTACCTCTACCTGAATGACCTCTAATGTTAACTATGAAGTGTTCGACACCAGCTTGTGGTTGACTAGCATTAGGGGCAAAAGCAAGTGGAACTGCACGAGTCTGGGGTTGAAGATCTGGAATCGTATCATTAGGAAGGGGAACAGTCCTTCCAACTCTATGAGTCTCAGAAAACACTGGTTCTTTGACACCAGTCCAGTTGGTAAGCAAAGCTCGCACAGAGTCATCAACAGCAAGTGGGGGGTGATTATTATGTTGTTGCCACATAAGTGTGTAGACATCAATGAGAAAATCCTTGTACGGTATTTTGACTTCAGTATCAATTACGTGACCAGCAGCATCAACTGCAGTAGATCTACGATAGTAGTTAAAGGTTTCAGGAGATCTATCACATATCACGTCTCGTGTGTTTAAAGTTTTCATGAGACCTTCTGCTTCAACATGTTCCATACGATATGTTCTGATCCGAGAATTAATTGCCCTCTCAGCTTCAGCTGTCACAACGTCTTGCAGGTCAGTCTTACCAGAGTTGCTAGTTAGAAACAAGACTCTAGATAAGTAATTTCTACTTTTGTCAAATGCAGAGGGGATTTGGAAAGAAGGGTCAGAACAGATGTGGTTCAAGTACTGAAACATGGGGTCAGCTGAGCCTCTTGCTCGAAATTCATCATAAGTGGAAAATATCTCACCACTGTAGACATTAACATGACCGTTGTGATTGATCTGCCAATGGAAGCATTCTGGAGAAACGTCTCCCATCATCTTTGCTAGAGCAGGGATAATGAATTTTGTGGTCGCAGTAGTTTTTCCAATACCAGGC